CTCGCCATCTTCGGCGGCGAGAAGCAGCGCTACGTGCAGGTTGACGAGTGGGGGAACGTGGTCAGAACCTAGGCAGAACCTAGGTTAGAATCCGAAGCGCCACCTCTACCGAGCATCCCTGCGCCAGCAGCTCGCAGGCTTCGTGCAGGTCGACGTCCGTCCGCTCGGCGAGCTGAAGCGCCTCATTGATTGGCCAGCCCGCGCGCCGGAGCTCGTCGAAGCGCCAGCCGATGACGTCGAACGAGTCGCGGACGAGTAGCCGCTCGACCATCACGGTGGCGGGCAGGAATGGCCGATCGAGCCGAGGGCGGTAAGGAACGCCTTGCGAATGTCCGCCTCGTCCGAGTACTTGATCGCGAGGCAGGCGAAGATCACCACGTCGTCGCGAGACTTCTCGCGTGAGTCGGCCGCCGTCCGGTTCGCGTACACGATCACCGCGCCGGCGAGGATGATCGTCAGCACCATGGCGGCGAGCGCGCCGTACAAGCCGCGCATCTGCATTCTAAGGTGGTCCACTGGCGAGATAGGTCACGGTGAACACGATCACGCTTACGGCAACCGTGATCGAGCCTCCTACGATGGCGATAGTGAGACGATCGAGCTTGGCGTCAAGCTCCTTAAAGCGGGTATCTACCTGGCTCTCGAAGCGGTCAAAGCGCTTCTCTACCTGCTCGAGCCGGTAGCGGGACGTGCCGTTGTCGGGCGTCGCGCTCAGAGCAACACCCGATCGACGAGTACGCCCAGAACGGCACCGAGCACTAGCCACGCCCACGCAGGCACGTATTCCCCCTTTCCGGCGATCCGATGTGACGGCCATTCATAGTCCGCTCTGTGCTTCCCAGAGCTGCTGCGCCTTGCGAACGACGTACAGAACGGGGAAGTGTCCGCCCTTGTGGATCGGCCAGCAGTCCCAATGGCCGTGGCCGCCGAGCCACTCCCGGCTAACGTCCCAATGGGTCGTGATTCCCGGCTGGTCGGAATCCGAGTAGCGGAGCGGAATGCCTTCGGTGCCATGCAGCCAGGCACACCACCACGCGAGTTTGTCGAGCTGCTTCCGACGCTGCCGCGCCCGCCACGCCTCACGGCGAAGCGCAGGCGTCTTCAGGAACGGAATCTCGGAGACGAGCTCGAACCCAATGCCGCGCGTGTTGACGTTCCCGCTGCCGGACGCGGCGTGGTCGTAGATCGCCTTCTGCTCGTTGACCGACCAAGCCGTATGGCCCTCCACGTCGATGATGCCGTGGATCTCGAGCTGCCGGGAGTCCATGAAAGCAGCGACCCCCGTGATGTCTCCTAGACCCACGCGGTTGAAGCTGACCGTCTCGTGGCAGACGATCAGTTCCTTGTTTGCCGTGCCGCGCTCCTCGCCCTCGAAAAACGGTCGCAGGTCGACGTCGACGGGCGGACGCTTCATCAGATGTAGCCCGCGTCGGAGAGCAGATCGTCTTGGTAGAGCGAGCCCCGGAAGCGGATCGAGGGAAGCGCGCGCACGCGCGGCTGCCCGATGTGGGCGCCGTACATGATCGACACCTTCCCGGCCGGGATTCCGAAGTCGGTGCAGTCGCGCACGAGCTCGTCCTCGGCCGCACGCGCGTCCATGTTCCCGAAGTAGTTCTGGACGATGAGGTAGAGCTGCGGGTCGGACTGAAAGAGCAGCGCGGGCAGGAAGCGCGCCTTGAACGGAACGAGGTTGACGCGGAGCCGAAGCTGCGGCTTGACCGTGCGGATGGCGCGGACCGCCTCGGTGACGAACGCCGAGAGCTTGTCGTCGGGGACGCCCTCGATGTTCAGCTCGAGCGCGCCGACCGAGAGCCGGTGCGTGTCGCCGAGCGCTTGCGCCGCGTACTCGGCTGCCGACTTACCGTGCGGCGGCGGCTCCCAGAGCGCGACGAAACACTCGCTGTTTCGGACGACCTGTTTCTCGAGGTTGCCCGCCTCGCGCGGGAGGAAGAAGTCAGTTACCCCGAACGCCGTCTTGATCAGCGGGACGCGATGGCGCAGCTTGTCGACGAGGTTGCTGGACGGGATGATCCAGCACCCGAGTCGTCCATCTCCGAAGACGTGCGCGCCTGCCATGACGCGCTTATCGGCCGGTGACTACTTGGCGGCGGTGTTCGGGACGATGTACGTCGCGCCGAAGAGGGCGACGAAAGCTCCTGCCGCCACGAGCCACTCGTTCGTCGAGATGGTCGAGCCGTCGACCGTGGCCGAGACGAGGGAGGCGATTCCGCCTCCGATACCCGCCACGAGCGCCTTCAGTACCGAGTTGATGTAGGCAACCATGCCGCACCTATCGGAACCTCCGATGGGTACGCGGTGGCGCCTACATGGTGTAGACTGAGAGCACATAGAAAAGCCCCGGCGCGCGGGAACGCCCGGGGCACGGCATCAGGAGGTTGAGGCTCCCAATGCAGACCTACCGTAACACCGTCGTCAGGCTTCCTCTCGTCCTGGCGCTTCTCGTCGTGGCTCTGTGCTTTGCTTCGCAGGTGCAGGCCCAACGAAGTGACAAGCTCAAGACGGTCGCCTCCGAGGCCGTGGGGCGCGACGTGGCTATCCGACACGTTCCCTCCACCGTGCTGCGGTTCGACCTGAACTCGGACACCATGTGGCTAGACACCTTCACGTACGACATCGTGAGCGGGTTCCCGCGGCGTAACTCGTGGAGGCCGATCGATGACGTGGCGGCGTTCGCCAACTTCACGCACGAGTTGGGGCACGCGGCAAAGGGGATCATCGACGATCCGACCTACACCGGTCCGGATTCCGGTCCCCAGGATCCCACAGAGCTGTACGCGGAGCGGTGGGCTCAGCAGAACCGCTACCACATCGCGCGCCTGCTCGGATTCGGGCCGCGAGCGGCGAAGGAGCTATCTCGCAAGGCGACGGCCTGGTCGCTCCAGCACTGGGGCGAAGGCTTCGCGCAGGGCTAGCGCATCCGGTACAGCGTCGCGACTTCCACCGTTGACAGCACGCGGTCCCAGATGGCGAGCTCGTCGATTGAGACGGCGGCGTCCGTGGTCGCGTGCGTGAAAGCGTTGGCGTTGTCGGCGATGCCCGACGTGTAGGACTGCGGCGTGCCCGAGATGGCGCCGTTGACGTACACGTAGGCTTTCCCCTCGTTCCCCGTGCGCGCAGTCGGCGTGTAGTTGGCGAAGATGGAGAGCTTGCGCGAGTCGGAGGCTCCCGGCGTGCCGAAGGGATCGGGAGCCGTAGCCGTAGGCGGTGGGGGTACAGGATTCCCGCTCGGAGGCTGCGTGAGCGCGTGCACCTTCGTCTTGCGCGTGCCGCCGGTCGTCTCGTAGCCGACACGCAGCACACCGTGTGAGGAACCGCCGATGAAGCTGAGCCAGTAGTCGCCGGCGGTCGCGTAGCCCGAGAGTGGAAGCGTGAGCCAGCCATCGACGTTCTTGGCGCCGAGCGGCTCGCCCAGTGGGTCGTTCACGGGCACGGGCGCCGACTGGCATAGAAGCGCGCTCGGAGCCGCGGAGCTGTCGCGGTACACCGCACCGATCACGTACATCGGAACGACGGCGCCTCCCATGATCTTCACGTTCAACTGGAGGTCGGTGATGATCCCGTCCTCGGGCATCGTGAAGAGGCCCGCTTGCAGGTTTTGGAAGCCGGTGGCGTCCCAGTTGAAGGTGTTCTTGTTGTACGAGTAGTCGCCCCACAGCAGTTCCTCCGTAGCCCCGAACGACGTGTAGCCGAACTGAGCGGTGCCCGAGTACTCCTGGTTCAGGATGCAGACGACGTGATGCCAGACGCCGGTTGCTAGTGCCGAGGTCGTGACCGTGACGTTCGAGCCGCCGTTGTCGAGTCGCCATAGGAGTTGACCCGACGTGTTCATCTGAAGCCGGTAGCTCGAGGCTTTGTCGAAGATCGTCTTGGTGGAGCCAGGAAGCGCCGCCACCTTGATGAAGCAGGAGATGGAGATGGAGCTCGTGATGGACAGGGAGGTCGAGTCGGCGACGGTGAACGAGTCCGTGGAGCCGTCGAAGGAAAGCGCCTGATTGGCGTCGAAGGTGAGCGCCCCGGAGACGAGCGAGGGCGTGGAGCCCACTGTCATCGGGTTCGTCCGCATCACGTCGTCCATCAGCTGTTCACGTCCATGCGCCAGAGGCTGACGGGATCTGAGAGGACGACGGCGCCGAGGTAGTTGCCAGACGTGCGCGGCGAGAGCTTGAAGGTGAAGAGCCACGGCTGTCCGGGCGGCGCCGAGACAGTCTTCCCCTCGATGAAGCACTCTTGCGTGATCTGCGCCCCGGTCCACGTCGGCCCGGTTCCGCGCTTGACCGTGACGAGATCGGACACCCGCAGCTCGAGGCAGTCGATCAGCGCGGCGCTCGGAGACGAGCTCGCGGTGACGTCCACCGTCACCGACTCGAAGTTCCTGGTTGGCCAAGCGGTGTCGGCGAGCAGAAAGCGCGCCTGTTCGAGAGCCGCGTCATTCGTCAGGAGCTGCGTCGATCGTGAAGCCGCCCGCAGCCCGTAGCGATGTCGCGATACCGAGTCCGTGACCGTCTGGACCGCGGCGCCCGCTACCGACGAGTCGGGTGTCACCGACCAGCGATTGATGATGCGCGTACGGTCGAACACGCGCGACATGTCCTGGTAGACGATGCCGCCCGCGTTGTCGGTGAACGTCGCTTGTGAGGTGATCGAGCGCGTATCCGTCGCGCGATGGATCGAGTCGTGGAAGGTCGCCACACCGTCGACGTCGACAAAGAAGACGCCGCGCTCGGAGTCGGCGAGCGCCTGGATCGCAGAGAGCGCATCACCGGTCAACTCCTGCTCAACAACCACGTACTGGCCCGTATCGATGTCCCGCTTTGCGACCGGCCACGCCGCGATATCGAGGATCGCGTCGATCTGCTCGCCAGTGAACCCGATCGGGATCGTCCCCTCGAGCTCGGCCTGCGAGAGAAGGTCGAAGCCGTCCACGCAGTTGAGCGGCACGCCCATGAGCCGCGGCGCTAGCTGCTCTTGCGGCCAGCCATCCGCATAGCCCTCGAACACGGGATACGTGGTCGCGCTCCACACCGCCTGGATGCGAAGCCGCTTGAGGGGCAGCACGTTCGGGGACAGGTCCGAAGAACCGTTGTCGGGATCGAACCGGCGCGTGGTGTCGTTCAGCGTCAGCGAGGCGCTGCCCGCCTGCATCTGATCCCGCTCGTACTGACGGTTGCCCGCCGTGCAGGTGAACTCCCGCACCGCTGATGCGAGTGGTGAATACGTGCCCGTGCCCCCGTTGCGTGACTCGTACAGGAAAGCCGCCGTCTCGGCGTCTACCCCTTCATTCCACACCGCCCAGTCGTCGAGCGAACAGGCCGTCTCGGTAACGCCCGTGCCCTGGACGAACACGGTATGAGTCGCGCCCACCTGCGAGATGGTGTTCGTTCCGGTGACGGTGAGCGCAGTGGGAAAGCTCGCCGTCTGCGTGTAGCAGGCGATGCTCATGTTCGTGCCCGCCGCGTCGAAACGCTCCGAGCCTGAGTCCGCCGTCCACGTCCCGTTAGCGCGCGAGCCGAAGAAGTCCACCCGCAGCGCGTTCGCGATGGCAGGGATATGAGAGGCGGTCGCGTGGGTCGCGCTCGCCGAAAGCTGGACGTTCGAGTAGACGGCATTGCACAGCGGCACCGTCGCATCGAAGGTGCCGGTGGGGATGCGAATGATCCCGATGACGTAGGGCATCGCATCGAGCGAGCCGGCGTTCCGGGACTCCCACGAGTAGGACGCGGGCTCCGAGCCGGTGGCGACCTTCATCCACACCTGGCTCCAGGTGCCGAGCCCCGAGGTCGGCTCCTCGGCCGACAGCAGCTCGAAGTTGGAGCCAGTCCCGTCGTCGGGATAGTCCACCTGGTTCGGGTTCACCCCGTCGTGGGTCGCGACGTGAGCGAGCAGCAGGTCACCGCTCGCCGTGCTCGCCGGCTTGGTGCCGACGAGCGTGGAGGCGTTGCCCGAGTTCGTCGCCGCGGTGCCGAACGTTGCCACCGTGGTCGAGACGCCGCCCGCGAAGCGGATCGGCATATCGGTGACCTCGACGCCTGCCGTGTACGCGGTCGAGGTGTCGAGCACGCCATTGATGTAGAGCGCGGCCGTCGCGCCGTCGTAGCTGCCGAGCACGTAGTACCACGTCCCCGTCGCCAGCACCGTGCTCGAGGTGAGCGACGCGAGGGAGGCGTCGTTCTTGACGTGGAAGCGCACCTTGCCATCCGAGCCGAGCTGGAAGAGCCAGCTCCCGTGCTTCCCCACGAGGTCTACGGTGGAGCCGGGAAGCGATGCGACCTTGACCCATCCGTCCACCGCGAGGGGGCCGTTGAACGAGAGGCTCGCCGAGGAGGGCACGAACGCGGAATCGCTCGCGCCGTCGAAGGTGAGCCCGAGGTCGGAGTCGTAGGAGTACGGCCCCGCCGTCGTCGCGGGCGTCGACACCATCGTTCCGTCGTTCGCCCCCCGCTCGTCCAGGAACGTCGAGGTGGAGTTCGTGCGCCAGAACGAGACAACCCCGGGCAGCGTCGAGTGAATGTCGGAGTAGGAGCCGAGCGGGTTTGCCTGGAAGTCGCACCCGACGTCGAGCGTCGGGATGCTCATGAGCGCCTACTCAGTCCGTTCGTGCCGTTCTGCATCTCGTACTGAAGCGAGTGCTTCTGAACGAGTGCGAAGAGTTCCCTCTCGGCGATGACCGAGCCGTGAACGTGGATCGTAAGTCCGCCCCCTCCGAGCCGGTGATTCGGTGTCACGCTCGAGCCGCGCGGCAGGCCGACGAGCTCCGGCCCCTGCTCTCCGACGAGCGCCATTCCGCCGGCGAAGTTCTGCGTACCACGTGCGAGGTGCGGAATGTCGATCGGGTCGATGTGCTTATCCGCTGCGAATGGGATCGGGATCGTGATCTCGAGCGCAGAGTTCACCCGGTCGATGAGGGCATTGATCGCCGCTCGGACCGCCTCGCCGATGGCGCCACCGACTGCGCTCGCGGCGCCCGCGAGTCCCTCCGCGATTCCGGAGACGACGGCCTTGCCGAGTGCGAACGCCGCCGAGAAGAACGCCTTTTGCAGACTGAGGATGAGTCCAGGAATGGCCTTGAGTGCGTTCAGCATCACTCCCGGCAGCGCCTTGAGTCCCTCCCCGATCGCCGCAACAATGCTCTTGCCGAGCTCGAGTGCCGCCTTTCCGATCGTCCCCATCCACAGCTTTATCACCTCGACGAGCATCCGCATCGCGTTTCGCACGATCGCTACGACCGAATCCCACACCTGCGACCAGTCGCCATCGATGATCGCCTTGACGAGCTTCACGATGGCAACGATCTGATCGATGATGATCTTGAGGATCGGCTTGATCTTCTCGAAGATCGCCTTGGCTTTCTCCATGCTCCGGTTGAACTCGGCCTCGATGCGCGGCCAGTTCACCTCGACCCAGGTCACCACTTCGGTCAGCTTGTTTATCAGTTGCGTGAAGACGGGCAGCAGCTTCGCTCCGATCCGCTCCTGTAGGTTCTCGAACGCCACAGAGAGCCGCTCCTGAGCCGCCGCGGCGGTGGCTCCATGTTTCTCAGCCGCACCGCCGAAGCGGCGCTGAGCCTCGGCCAGTGCGTCGGTCGCGTCCTGGTTCTGCTTCATGCGAATACCGATGCGCGTGAACGCGGTGTCCTGGCCGGCCAGCGCCTTCTCGACCATCTTCGTCGCCGCCTCGAGCGAGATGTTCCGGGCACGGGCGATGTCTGCGGCGAGGCCCATCCCCTCGATCGACTTCTGCACGTCTCCCGACGTTCGCACGAGCTTCGCGAACGAGTCGGAAAGCTCCTCGTCGTCGAGGGCTGCGAGCTTGGAGGTCTTCTGAATCGCCTCGTCGATCGCCTCGCCCTGCTTGCGGTACGAAATGCCCGCGGAGGCGAGCGCCTGCTCTAGTCGCGCCTGCGCCTGCTCGGCCTCCTTCGCGGCGCCGATGGAGCTCTTGAGTCCAACGACCAGCCCCCCGAGCGCCGCGCCGCCAACGGCGAGCGCGGCCATCTTCGACATTCCCTTGAGCCGAGAGCCGAACGATTCGGTCGACTTGCCGGCGCGGTCGAGCTCCCTCCTGAACTTCGAGGCGTCACCGACAATCGCGATTGCGATCTCGGGACCGGCCACCTATGACGCTCCCTGAGACGAGAAACCAGTGGTCGACGCGGGCTTCTTCGATGCAGGCGCGTTGTAGCGATACGCGGCGATCATCTGCGCCGGAGTCAGATCGTTGAGGTCCACCGGGCGCAAGGCTCCTAGATCGGGGCGCCAGTAGGACTCGGGACGTCGGCCGGGCTCTCCGAAGACTCCACGGAACTCTCGCCAGAAGAGTCGGCGCCGGAAGCGGGCAGCACGCTCGAGCTTGGCCCACTCCCGTTGGTCACCGGGGGGAGAGCATCAGCCTCCCGGTCATGCTGCACCGAGCCGGCCGCTGCCTGCCACAAGAGGTCCGCCTCGGGAGACTTCCACGGGTGCCGCGGGTTGCCGGTGATCTTCCCCTCGCGCATGAGCACGACGAGAGCGAGTCCGATCGCCGAGCCGTAGGCGCCTTCGGCCTCCATCTCTTCCGGCGTGCAGCCCGTGAACATCAGAACGGCATGAAGCTCGAGGCTCGTCATGCCGGAGTCGTCCCAGTCGTAGGTACCGTCGAGCTCCGGGTGGACGTTCTGGATCACTACGTTCGCGGCCATGTAGCTCCCTTCAGAAACCAGCTCGCTTGATGACTCCCCGCACGTCTGTCTCGACGTGCTCGATGACTTGCTCTCGCCGGACCGACAGGGCGCGTAGTCCTCGGCGCATCTGAAGCGACCCGTACTCGGGGTGATTGCCCGTCGTGCGCCTGATGCGCTGCTCCACCGACACGCCCCTCGCGCGGACGGCGACGCGGTAGCCCGCAGCCGAGCGCGCATTGACGCTCGACATCAGCCGCTGCCACTCGGCCCGGACGGGCTCGCCCGCAGCCTTGAGCATCCTGCGGAGCTCTTTGTCGATGGAGGCGTCGATCTTGCGGAGTCCGCGCCTTACTTCCTTGAGCCCGGTGACCTGAACCGCGCCCGCGGCCATGACAGGCGCCTACGCGGTCGGGTACGTCATGCCGGCGGTGCCGGCGTTCGTGAAGGTCGCCTCGGTCATGGACATCTCGCCGAGGGCTCCGTTGAGCATTTGATAGCTGAACAGGAGCGCCGACGCGAGCACGGCCGCAGGGTTCGTCGCAGAGCGCGACGCGGACGTTGCGCGGACCTCCACCTGCACGGGAGTAGCCGAGGCGATGAGGGGCTGCAAGACAGCGTGCGTCTTGGAGGGGGCGAAGTCCTGGAAGAAGCGGATGCGAATGCTCGCATCGCCCAAGCCCTTCGTATACGAGCGGTTGGTGGCAGAACCGAACGCGCTGTTTTCCACCTGGTCGCGGTCGTCGCTGACCTCGACCTCGTTCGCATGATCGGAGAGAACGGTGCCGTTGACGATGATGTGCGCGTCGGTGAGGGTGAAGCTCGCCATCCGCTACGCCCTATCGGCTTTGGGGGCGCGCTTCGGCTTGGCCTTCGGAGCCTCCACAAGCTCTACCTGGCCGGACTGGATCAGCAGAGCCTCTTCGCCGAGGAAGAGTGCTCGCTCGAACGTCTCCCCTGGCTCCGTCTCATGGACGACGTTGCTGCCGACCACCTTGTACGTCTGCGGAACGATCTCGAGCAAGCCGCTCTGCACGTTCTCGCGCTCTTCTGCCTCGGAAAACTCCTTCTCGAACGTCTCGCCCTGGACGTAGGCGCCGTCTTCCGTGTGGACGGTGAGCGGCAGGAGGACGCGATACCTCCTCACGGGTTCTGGACGGTGAAGACGCCGATCGTGACGGAGGTCGTGAACGAGTGCGTGACCGTCGCGGAGCCCGTCGAGGGGTCGGCGAAGAACTGCGGCGGGAAGGGGCCGATCATCCGCTCCTGCCCGTTCGTGACCGAGACGGAGTTGTCGGAGATCGTGAGCCCTGGCGGGTCGCCGGCAAGCACCTGCACGACGCACGTGTCCGAGGATCCGCCGCCGTTCTTCACGTGGATGAAGCAGTTGGCGTCCGGGACGAACGTGTCGGACGCCGCGACGGCCGTGTAGGACGGCGTGATGCCAGTCCGCACAATGGTCTGCTTCGTCAGCGCCGCCATTCAGCCGCGCCTATCGGCTCAGGCGATGACTTGCACCTCGTACTGCGCGCGCCAGCCCGCTTGCCCCTCCCCGTACACCACCGGGTCGTAGCCCGAGAGTCCGGAGACGTACACGCTCGAGGCGACACCGCCAAGCGTCTGATCGGCCTCGAGCGCAGCGGGAACGGCGCCGGCGTCCACGATCTCGTCCAGGTTCACCTGCGCGGCCTCCTCGACTCCCGCCACGACGAGCACGGTCACCGTGAACACGACTTCGACGGGCGCCACGCCGTGATGCCCCATCGCGATCCTGCTCGTGCGTACCGGGGTGAGATACGCGCAGGGAGGCGATGGAGAAGAGAGCTGGTACTCGGACACCTGCCCGAGCCCGTCGACGGTGCGAAGGCGTGTTGCGAGCCCTTCGCGCAGCTCGCGCATGGTCGCCACTACGCGACGAGCACCTTGCGCGAGTAGGGCGTGAGCAGATCCTCCACGTCGGGGTCGATCGACATCATCCGAACGACGGCGCCGTCCATGCCGAAGCCGACGACGCCGTGGGGAGCCTCACGCAGTCGCTTCAGGAACCGATGCGCCACCATCTTCGTCGCCATCCGCACGGGCGAGGGCACCGCTGGCCAGCCGAACTGCCCCGTCAGCTCGACGGAGCGGGGGAATCCGGTCGGGAAGAAGTGTGCTCCGCTCGGATGCACGCACAGCTTCGACCACGGCTCGAGGTCGGAGGCGGCGTTGAGCGGCTCCCGAACGTAGTCGGTGTTCAGCGTCCAGGTGTTCTCGAACGTCCCGTCGCCCGCGTCGTCGGACTTGAGCGTCGTGATGACCGAGATGTCGTCGATCCTGAGCGTGTACGGGTCATCGGGCGAGTAGTAGCGCACTTGGTTCGCGTCCACGTCGAGGTAGAAGCGCCGATCGCAGAACTCGTCCACCTTGCGTGAGGCGGCGTCGAGCACGTCCCCCACGTCCAGGTCGTAGTTCTGGAGCCCGTCGAGCGAGATCGTCTTCTTCAGATCCTCGAGCTCGACGTAGACGCGGGAGGTGGGGGCGTGGGCGAGGATCTCGATGAACGCCTCGCCCATATCCTGGGTCTTGCCAGCGGTCGTTACTTCCCACCAGACGAGGTACTTGCCCGCCGTGTCCACGTCGACCGCCGCCCAGTCATAGCGAACCGTGCCCGCCGGGGCCGAGACGATGACCGCGGCGGTGTCCACCGTGAGCGTGCTCGAGCCGAGCTCGCGCATCTTGAACTTCACGGTGGAGCTCGACAGGTCGAACGCCACCCCGCCGACCGTGATCGTCTCCGTGATCGACGGGTTTCTGTTGCCGACGTGCCAGGCGAGCAGGTTGGGCATCAGCTACAGCGCAGGAAGACGCCCGCGTTGAGCACGACGTCGTTCCCGTCCGTCGTCACGGCGAAGTCGTGATGCGTCACGGGCAGGATGTTCGAGTCCGTGCCCGCCGTCGTGTCCGAGTCGTAGCAGACGAGCAGCCCGGTCGTGTTGTTGCCCGCGGCCGGCGTCGTCCACGTCACCGAGGGAACCGACACGTCGTAGCGGTTGTTGCCGTCGTCGGGCGCCGGAAGCGACGCGAGCTGTGCCGATTCGAGTGTCTTGCGGACCCAGCTTCCCGTTGTGCGCTCTGCGAAGTTGGCATCGGCCTCCACCGCAGCGAGGTCGTCCAGGTCCTGTCCCTGCGCCTCGGTCCCCGATGCCGAGAGCGGCACGAGGATGAGCGCGGAGTTGGTCGGGTCGTTGTTCTCGGCGCGGTTGTAGAACTCGACACCGCGCCCCTTCGAGATGTTGAACACGAAGTTGGCCATCTAGCCTCCCGAGGTCGCGCGGCTCGTCTCGCCCGCTGGCTTCAGATTCACGACGGTCATCCTGTTGCCGCACTCACCGCAATCGACCGGCCCGCCTGCGCCGCCCGGAGCGAGCACGGGAGCGCCGCAGCTCGAGCAGGCGATGGCGGTACGGATGCGCGGGACGAGGATCTGCGTCACGTCTGCGCCTATCGGCCTTAGACGGTCACTAGCGAAGGGCTCGGAGCGTCGTAGTGACCACTCTCCGGTGAGCCAAGGTCGATGCCTCCGGAAGGAGTTGGGGAGTTGTAGTGGCCGCTATCCGGCGAGCCGGGGTCGATGCCTCCGGCAGGCGTCGGGGAGTCGAACGCGCCCACGATCGCCTCGCCAGCGTTGTAGTCGACCGCAACCGCCGTATCAGACTCGGCGGCGAAGGAGAGGGTCATGAAGATCGTCTTCGTGACGCTCAGCGCCACCGCCGCGTCGGTAGTGGCGCCGACGCCGAGCGTGACGTTCTTGCTCTTCGTGAGGGCAACCGCTGCGTCCGTTTCGGACGAGACTCCTAGCGTCCGCGTATGGGCCGCTGAGAGGGCTTGTGCGGCGTCCGTCTCGGTCGCTGCGGTGATCGAGACGAAGATGGTCTTCGTGAACGTGAGAGCCTGCGCGGTGTCCGTCTCACTGGCAGGCGACAGGTTGAGCGGGCCACCGAGCGAGAGGGCCACCGCCGTGTCCGTCTCCGTCGCCGTGGTAAGCGTTACGAAGATCGTCTTCGTGAAGGTGAGCGCTTGCGCCGTATCGGTTTCCGACGCAACGCCTAGCGTCACCGCTTTGTCTACGTCGAGCGCCTGAGTGGTGTCCGTCTCCGTCGCCGTCGTAAGCGTGAGCGACTTGTCGACGTCGAGGGCTTGCGCCGTATCCGTCTCGCTCGCGATCCCGAGCGTGACGAAGATCGTCTTCGTAAAGGTCAGCGCTTGCGCTGAATCCGTCTCGGTCGCGGGAGTTAGATCAAACGCACCCGCGCCCGCCTGCTGCTGCGCGCCTCCCAGTAGCAGCAGGTCGTAGTAGCCGTGCAAGTTACGTCACCAGACGCAAAGACCAGAGAACCGTGATCGTGCCCGCGAGCGCGTCGGCCGTCACGTCCCAACCGTTCTTCACATGTATGGCCGGTGACGCCCACAGGCGGGAACCCTGGTCGCCCGTGAAGATCCACTCCTCGAGTACGCGCTGCGTGTCACCGGAGCGGCACTTGTCGTAGATCCGAATCTGAAGCTGGTCGCCGCCGACCATATCGTCGAGGTCGAGCACGACCTGGAGGATTGCCTCGGTTGTCGAGGCATCGCCGGTGTCATATGACGTGTCGGAGACGAGGGAATGCTCAGTGGTTCCTACTGCCTCGGTGCCGGTGATCTCTGAGAAAGCCATCTCGTCTCCTAGTAGAGGCAGTAGAACGCCACGTCGTGAGCGACGGCCGTGCCCGATGACTCGGCGCGCACCTGGAGCTGCTTCCCCGAGGGAATCCGCACCATGTACGGGAAGGTCGGGAAGGTGAAGATCTCCTCGGTCGTGTTCGCGAGCTCGTACCACTCCGCGATCGTCGTCGAGTCGATCTGACACTCCCAGTGGTAGCCGCGCGCCGTCGTGGTCGTGTTCGCGGAGTGCAGGCCGATCATGATGCCCTTGTACTGCTTCGAGGTCGTGGAGCCGATGTCTGCGGCCGTGGACTCGGAGCCTGACGCGCCAGGAGTGTGCGCTGTCCCCGTGGACGCGCCCGAGGAACTGATCCCGTAGGCATCGCAGCCCGTGAACACGGGCCAGGCGGCTCCACCCCCGCCACCCATGAGCCAGACGTTCACGTCCACCGTGTCGGAGGCGATGATGGATTGGCAGCGAGCGCGGAGCGCCTTGCCCGCCGGAATCCGCATGGGGATGTTGAACGGCTGCGCTCCCATGCGAGAGGTGACGGACTGACGCCAGCCGACCATCATGTCGGGAAAGATGATCTGCTCGTTCCCGCCGCCCGTGTCAGCGATGGCAAGGTCGAGCAGCATATCGGTATCGGTGGCCGCCTGGGCAACCTCGGAGAACATGAGTTGGATCAGTTGCGTGTCGAAGGTCACGGGATCGATCAGCGTCGTCCAGTTACCCTTTGTGTGAGCAGAGCCGGACGCCTGAACGACGGTTCCGGGAGCGGTGTCGGAGGGAGTCGCCGGTAGGTTCGACTGCCAGGGCGCGAAGTCTGGGAACGGGAGCGCGAGAGGCACGAGCTACTCCGGTGCCGAGAGTGCGTGGATCTGCGCGAGCCGGTCGCGGAGCGCCGCGATCACGGCGTCCTTGGCCGAGAGCTGGTCCTGGAGGGCGGCGATCTGCCCTTGCAGCGCCGTCACCTGCGCCTGCGAAGCGGAGAGCTCCTGGTCGAGCAGGTTGACCTCCGACTCGAGCTGGTCGACGCGCAGGATCAACTCCATGCGCTCGGCCTGTAGCGCGGCGATCTCCTGCTCAAAGACGTTGATCTCGGCCTGGAGGTCCGCGATCTGCTCGTCGCACGTCGGCTCGCAGGCGGGAGCGTAGGGCGGTGGCGGTGGTGGCGGTGGGTCCGGTGGGGGCGGGGGAGGAGGCGGGGGCGGATCAGGCGGGGGTGGTGGCGGCGGAGGCGGAGGCGGAGGCGGGGGCGGAGAGGTCGGGTTCCCCGACTCGACCCACTGGCCGTTCGTCCACCGCTGGCAAGAGACGTTCGTAACCTCCGCGAGTTCGGAGAGGGCCCCCGCGCAGGCAGGCGACTGGTTGAAGGTCGCGCACCACGGGGAGTCCGCCTTCGACGGGCCCATCGTGCGGAAGGCGGCGTCGATGACGTGCGAGGCGTTCATCCCCGGACCCACCTCGTTCGGGTGCGGGTAGAGCGCGTGATTGCAGCCCGCGTACTGCCCGCCGAGGACGTTCGCCTGCGAGTCGTTGAGGCTCCAGAACACGGCGCCGCCGGCGCCCTGCGTGTTCGCCGCCTCGAAGTTCTCGCTTGCGCAGCCGCGCACGTTCACAAAATCTGTGCCAGTTCCACCCTGGAGTTGGATGCAGTCCTGGTGATCGCCCGCTCCGGGCGTCGCGGCGGGCCCCGAAGCGCACAGGATGCCGGTCACGTCTACGTCCTGCGGGCCGGGAGACATGCGCGTTTTGAACGGGTCGGAGATACGCCCGTCGTCCACGCAGTTCTGCTCCACGATCAGGTCGATGGCAGGCGTTCCGTCACCCACGCAGCCGTTCTGAATCGAGACTCCGATGGAGCCGACCGCCTGCGGATCGGAGAAGGTCTGCTGGACGCGAATCGGAAGCGCGCCGTAGGACGAGAGAGGCGCGGTGCAGTTCCACTGGCCGTTCGTGACGGTGATGGTCGTTCCCACCTCGCACTCGCCGGCCTCGTATACCGGCCCCCAGTCGGCGTAGTTGGTGGTCGAGCAGGCGACGGCATCGGGCGCCGCCATCGCGCGGGTGAGCCCGAAGGCGAGAGCGACGGCGAGGAGGGCTACTCCGAGGGCGACGCGCTTCACGCTGCGCCTATCGGTTAGGCGGCGGTAGCAGACTCCACGGCGGCGTGCGAGATGTCTTCGGGGTTCGGGTCGTGTGGACTCGTGATCCTGATGAACTTCGTCGCGTAGCTCGCCGTTTCGCAGACAGCGGCAAGAGGTTCCTCGCGGCGGTCGCCCCTGCGGCGAGGGATGCTGATGTGCTGCCGGTTCGGGTACAGCTCACGCGCCTTCTGCCCCATGTGCCATGACGCGCCCGGCTGCGGTGCATATCGTCCGGGTACGAGCTCGAGCGCGAGTACCAGCAGATCCACGGCCTCGTCCATCGGCACGAAATAGCGCCGACAGTCCGTGACCGGTAGCGGCTCATCGAACGGCAGCGACTCCCACAGGCGGAATACGTTGCCCTCGGCCTCGGGAATGTTGAAGAAGCGGACGACGGTGCCGCCCGCGTTCAGTACCATCCGCTCGGCGATGAGCTTGGAGGCGCCGTAAGCCGTTTCTGGGTCACACGCCTTGCAGGTGGACGCCAGTATCACCTTGGCCTCTCCACGGTGCTCTAGGACGTTCCTAGTGCCCACAGCGTTCACGTTGCAGACGTGCCAGGGGTCGAGCTCGCCGTCGGGGGCGTGCTTCGCCCCGGCGAGGTGGTAGATCACGTCCGGACGCTTGCGCTCGAGGATGAGCCGCACCTGCTGTTCGTTCGTGACGTCCATCGTCTCGATGTCCGTCTCGATGATGTGCTCGTGCCCGAGGTCGCGCAGCCGCTTACAGAGCTCGACGCCGACCGACCCCGCGGCTCCGGTGACGAGGATCACGGCTCGTTGCCGATTGCGCGTTCCATCTCCTCGAGCTCGGCGTCCGAGATGCCGAAGAAGGGTGAGATGTGGCCGTTGCCGAAATCAAGGATCGATCCCCACCTCGAGCCATCCCACATCGGATAGACGGTGTGCAAGCCGATGTGGCCCATCTTCTGGTCGACGTCGCACCAGATTTTGAATCCCGCCTCGCGCACCTTCCTGCACAGGACAAGATCCTCGTTCTGAACGCCATGCGAAGTCTCGAATACGGGACGTTCGAGAGCATCGAGAACGTGCTTGCGAATGAGCATTCCCGCCGACCCCGCCGCGTAAATCTCGTGCAATCCGGTCTGGGGAAGAAGGGCGACGCGGTGATACGTGAGCCCGGTCGCTTCGTCATGCCCTTCCTCGCCCGCATACACCACCGGATCGAAAGGCGCGTCCTTCTTCAGCACCAGCGGAACGACCACATCAACTTCGTGAGCGAGCAGGTTCACGAGAATGTCGGGCGCGAACGTGTGGTCGTCACCGAGAATCCACAACCAGTCGCCGGCCATCTCATTCACCATGCGGTTGAAGTTCCCGGTCACGTCCATGCCCTGCATGTTGAGATAGGCGGTCGTGGCGGGCCTCACGAGCGCCTGATAGGCAAGCCAAAAGTCCGTGTAGCGCGCGAGCTGCTGCGTGCAAAGGCCGATCGTGCCGCACGCCTGCGACTGCTCGCTCGGCTCGATCCCGAGCATCCGCAGAACCGTTTGTGGGTGTACCCCAGAGACGAGCGGTATGTCAGTCGCCACGATGCTCACCAGGAGC